CCGATGTAGAATCTGCAGATCAAGAGATATTATTGATCTCTGTGCAGGATTATAATACGAAAGATATTACAACATGGGGTGTAGGTCCTTTTAAAGTTAAACAAGATAATGTAAGATACATTCAGTTCAATAATGAACATGATATGTTGAGTAGTTTCATCCAATGGTGGATGGACAATACTCCCGATGTCGTAACAGGATGGAATATCCAACTGTTCGATATGCCATACATTACTAAAAGGATTGAGCGTCTTCTTGGTGTAAAACTTGCTAGAAGATTATCTCCTTGGGGATTGGTTAGTCAGAAAGAAGTATTCATCAAAGGTCGTAGACAAGTCTTTTATGATATTGGTGGCATAACTCAGTTAGATTATCTTGATCTCTATAAGAAGTTTACTTATAAAGCACAAGAATCATATCGTTTGGATTATATTGCAAGTGTTGAACTAGGACAGAAGAAACTTGATCACTCAGAGTTTGATACCTTTAAAGATTTTTATACTAATGGTTGGCAGAAATTTGTAGAGTACAACATCAAGGATGTGGAACTTGTTGACCGTCTGGAAGATAAGATGAAACTTATTGAACTAGCACTCACTATGGCATATGATGCTAAGGTGAACTATAACGATGTATTCTATCAGGTACGGATGTGGGATACCATCATCTACAATTATCTGAAGAAAAAGGGAATAGTAATTCCCCAAAAAGAACAGTCAGATAAATCTGACAAGTATGCAGGTGCTTATGTCAAGGAACCGATTCCAGGAAAGTATGATTGGGTTGTTAGTTTTGACCTTAACAGTCTGTATCCTCATCTTATTATGCAGTACAATATTTCCCCAGAGACCCTCAGGGAGACTCGACATCCAAAAGCAACTGTTGATAGAATCCTTGAAAAAGAAATAGAAATAGATGGTAAGGATGCTGTTGCTGCTAATGGGGCACAGTATAGAAAAGATAAGAGAGGATTTCTCCCAGAGTTAATGGAGAAGATGTATAATGAGCGTGTGATCTTTAAGAAGAGGATGATCGATGCCAAGAAGAAATATGAGAAGGCACCCACGGTTGCTCTTGAGAAAGAAATTGCCAGATGTAATAACATACAAATGGCGAAAAAGATATCTCTTAACTCTGCTTATGGTGCTATCGGCAATCAGTACTTCAGGTATTATAAACTAGCAAATGCAGAGGCAATAACATTGTCTGGACAAGTCTCTATTAGATGGATAGAGAACAAAATGAATAACTATTTGAATAAAATTCTTAAAACACAGGATACTGATTATGTCATTGCTAGTGATACTGATTCTATCTACCTTAACCTTGGTCCTCTTGTCGATGTTATCTACAAGGATAGAGAGAAGAATGCTGAGAACATTGTCTCGTTTCTTGATAAGATTTGTGAGGAGAAACTTGAGCCGTTCATAGATCAGTCCTACAAGGAACTAGCAGAGTATCTTAATGCTTATGATCAAAAGATGTTCATGAAGAGAGAGAACATTGCTGATCGTGGCATATGGACTGCTAAGAAGAGATACATTCTAAATGTATGGGATAGTGAAGGAGTTAGATACGAAGAACCAAAACTAAAAGTTATGGGTATTGAATCTGTCAAGTCTTCTACTCCAGCATCTTGTAGAAATATGTTGAAGGATGCGTTTAAGATCATCATGACTGGTAGTGAAGATGATGTAATTAACTACATAGATGGGTGTCGAAATAAGTTTAGGACTTTACCTCCTGAGGAGATATCATTTCCTCGGTCAGTTTCTGATGTTGTGAAATACAAATCTCACTCTAGCATCTATATCAAAGGAACTCCTATTCATGTCAGGGGAGCACTATTGTTCAACCATTATATAAAAGATAAGAATCTTACGAATAAGTATTCTCTTATTCAAAACGGAGAGAAGATCAAATTTTGTTATTTGAAAAAACCAAATATCATTCATGAGAATGTTTTGTCTTTCATACAAGATTATCCTGTCGAGTTAGGTCTTGACAAATACATCGACTATGATTTACAATTTAACAAGGCATTCCTTGAACCCCTTAAAATCATTCTTGATGCTATAGGTTGGAGCGTTGAGAAAACTGCTAACTTAGAATCATTTTTTGCCTAATGGACTTACCAGTCAACGATAAAGAACTTGCTACTATTCTTAGTGCATTGCACTTGGGTGGCGATACTGCTCTTTATAATAAATTAAAAATTGTAAAAGAAACTAGGGATGAAAATCCTGGTGGACCTTATAAGAAAATCATCAGAGAGCAATACGGTATGATAATATGATAGATCCAAATGAAAAGTGGAACAGAGCACTAGACATCTTTATAGAATCAGTTCATAAACCTGATACTAGACTAAGAGGTTGTGCTCATAACCAGAAATGTTATGACGAAATTATGCAAGTGCGTGATAATGTGCTAGAATACTTAAATACATTGAGAAAGTAATGGATTTTTTAAAGGACATAGTAAAAGAGATAGGAGATGACTACACCAAACTCGCCTCAGATATTAACGAAACTGAAACATATGTTGACACAGGTTCGTACATTTTTAACGGACTCGTTTCAGGTAGTATATTTGGTGGTGTATCTAGTAACAAGATTACTGCAATTGCTGGTGAATCTTCTACTGGAAAAACTTTCTTCTCCGTCGCAGTGGTCAAGAACTTTCTGGATAATAACCCTGACGCTTATGTCCTTTATTTCGATACTGAAAGTGCTATCTCCAAGTCTTTACTAGAAGCACATGCAGTTGATACTAATCGTTTAGTTGTTGTTAATGTAGTAACAATTGAAGAGTTTAGAACAAAAGCACTCAAAGCAGTGGATAAATATCTACAAATACCTGAGTCCTCTCGCAAACCTTGTATGTTTGTGTTAGACTCTTTAGGTATGCTTTCCACAGAGAAAGAGATCAACGATGCATTGAACGATAAACAAGTTCGTGACATGACCAAATCACAATTGGTCAAGGGTGCGTTTAGAATGTTGACCTTAAAACTAGGACAAGCAAACATCCCCCTTATAGTCACAAACCACACTTACGATGTTATCGGATCTTATGTCCCAACTAAAGAAATGGGAGGAGGCAGTGGCCTCAAGTATGCCGCGAGTACAATCATTTATCTCAGCAAAAAAAAGGAAAAGGATTCGCAAGAAGTTGTTGGAAACATTATTAAAGCTAAGACAGCTAAAAGCAGATTATCAAAAGAAAACAAAGCAGTAAGTATTCGTCTCTACTATGATGAGAGAGGTCTTGATAAGTACTATGGTCTCTTAGAATTGGGAGAACTTGGTGGACTGTGGAAGAATGTAGCAGGTAGATATGAGATGAACGGTAAGAAGATCTATGCAAAACAAATCCTTGCTAATCCAGAAGAATATTTTACAGATGATATAATGGAGAAACTTGACACTATTGCCAAGCAAGAATTTAGTTATGGTTCTTAATGAAAGATCGTATAGAATTAACCATCCTAAGAACCTTCATACATGATGAAGAGTACTTAAGAAAAGTACTTCCTTTTATTGATAGAGAGTACTTTGAAGAGCGTATTGAAAAGATTATATTTGAGGAGATATCAGATTTTGCTCAACAATATGATAAGTGTTTAACAACTGAGATTCTTTCTATTGAAATACAGAAGAGAGATGATATTTCTGAAGAAGAATATAAAAATGTTTCTCAACTATTAGAGACTCTAAGTGAACCTTCTAGTCATGATCAGTGGTTGTTAGATACTACAGAGATCTGGTGTCGTGATCGTGCTATATATTTGGCACTCATGGAATCTATTTCTATTGCCGATGGAAAAGATGACAAAAAAGGAAGGGATGCTATTCCTAGCATTCTCTCTGACGCTTTGGCTGTTTCTTTCGATAATCATATAGGTCATGATTACCTCGAAGACTACGAGGCAAGATATGAATCGTATCATAAGAAAGACGAAAAGATTCCTTTTGACTTGGAATTCTTTAATCGTATAACAAAGGGCGGTCTTCCTAACAAAACTCTTAATGTTGCTCTCGCAGGTACTGGTGTGGGTAAGTCTTTGTTTATGTGTCATTTTGCTAGTAGTTGTTTACTACAAGGCAAGAATGTATTGTACATAACTTTAGAAATGGCAGAAGAAAAGATTGCAGAAAGAATAGATGCTAACTTATTAGATGTTAATATAAAAGATATTACAGATCTTCCTCGTGTATTATTTGAAAATAAAGTAACCAATCTGGCAGAAAGAACA